GTAATTTTAGACTGAACATCCCATAGCTTAACGATACCAGCAGATTGATAAGTAAATACTAAAGCTTCAAGACCAGCTGTTGCTGGAAGGTCATTACCTCTCAACAAGTAGGCTCCGCCCACTTCTTTAGCAATACCACTGTCAAAACCACCATTACCATTTGTAAAGTCAGCGTTGTTTGCTCTATCTGAACGAGCAACATAAGAATAGTTAGTTGGAGATAAATAAACGAAGATGTCACTCTCATCATCATTTTCACGAATAGCATTTACAGATTCGTAAATTGCATCGGCAAGTGCATTACCTATTTGAGTTGCAGTTGCACCTACAGCTGCAATATCTGCATTTACAACAACAGTACCATCACCATTTCCTACAAGACCCGTAGCCAAAGAAGAAGCTTCAATCGCCGCAATAGCTTTACGCTCAACAAAGGCACCAAGTTTAGCACCAACTTGTCTTACGTTCATAGCTACAACTGAATAGTTTGCAACAGCTTCAGCCCATTTATCAATACGTCTTGCAACATACTGTGGTCTGTCAAGATTAATGACAATTTCATCTTGCGTACCATTAGTGATGTCCACTTGTGCACCAGCAGTATAAGAAGCTACGTTTGCATCAGTAGCATCCTCTTTACCTTCAATGATGAACTGTCCACCAGTACCACCAGAGATTTCTTTTGTCCATAAAAGTGGAGTAACCACCATTTTGCGAGTATACGCTTCAAGCACGTCTAGTTGTACGTCTCTTGAGAGCGTGTTAAGTGTGTCCGTTCCTGTATTAGGAGTTCCAGCACCTGTGTAAGCCATTTTCAATCCTTTTTGTGATTTAATTTTAAGTAAATTTTTGCGTTGAGGTTATTTCAACCAAATCTACCATCTATTAAACCACTTTCCAAAGGCTAAGTGCTTTAATTCAGAAGGTTATCTGTTGGTTGGTTACCCAACACAACGATTTAATGTAATCATATAATATTTTTAGGCAGTTTGTCAAGTGTTAATCAATAAACTGCCTAAAATTTAATCAATTATCTGCCGTTTATTACCTCATTTGGGGTAACATTTAAACGTGCTTGATGTTTAGCCTTGTCTTCGGCACTCGCTCTACCAGAATTTATGTGCATCCTGTCTCTTAATATCTCTTTTTGAGAATTGTAAGGCTTAACACCCACAGGTGTAGCATTACCTCTCAGCCTATCTTGTGGATTTTGACTTGCTGTAGCTTGTTTATACTCAGCATGTAGACCCTTAATGGCGTATTCACTAAATTCACCAACGACGTCTTTATCAAACGCCCTCATCTGTTGTTCGCTCATACCACCATTGCGACCCCATTCAATCATAGCTTCGTATTCTTCTTTACCTCCAACAACATCATGTGCTTTTTGAACACGTTCTTTAAGTTCAAGTGCACCTAGCTTTACATCTCGTATATCAAGACCTTTTTCAGTCAGTTGCTGCTCCATCTCTTCATCAAGTTGCATATTGTTTTCCAAAAACTTGGGTAACAATTCGTTAATTGTCTCCTGTTGTTCTTGTTGCAACTGCTGTTGAGATTGTTGCTCCTGCTTTTGTTGCTCTTGCTTACGCCCTTCTTCTTTCTGCTTTTGTACAGTAGATGAATATTGAGAATGTAACTCTTTGTACTTCTCTTTCATATCCTCTAAAGATTTAAATTGTTGTAAATAACTGTCACTCTCTGCTATAGACTGCCAATCTATATCTGGTTGATTGGCTTTTTCCTCAACATCGCTAGGCAAGTTAGTATTTTCAGTAGGAGCTTCCGTATTTTCTGTTTGTATTTCTTCTGACATAGGCACTCCTTTTAGTGTAATGTGATAACTCTGTCTCTACCTTCTTTGTAGGACATCTTTGTCAACAGAGCATCAACTTCTTTATCATCAAGCCCATGTTTTTCTTTCACCATAGCTCTTGTATAACCTGTATTTACTAGTACACGCATTTCCTCTTCTGTTGGATACGTCTTTTGATTAGGTAACCTTCCCATGATTCGACCTTGTGATTTGCTCCATTCTTTGTATTCATCTACACTCATCCTCATTACAGTTCCCACTGATGGGTCAGTTATAATTGCTGGTGCCTGTTTTTTCTCTGCCATTATTTAGTCTCCTTCTTTGTTGTTTTAGCCTTTGATTTAGGCGTTTCTTTACTTGCTTTGTACTCTTTCGCACTCATTCTCTTTGACCTCATTGTCCTTGTCTCCCTTGAACTAATTTTTTACCAGCCTCTTTCCCTAAGGATTCAGCACCTGACTCCCCTGCTTGTTGCATCATAGCAGCTTCTTGAGCCTGTTGTCTTTCTTTGCTCACTTGTTGTCCTGTTTTTATTAAATTAACAGTATTAACACCGTATCCACTGGCGTATCTGTCAATCAACTCGTCATTGTTAATATAATCTTGTAAATTCAGCTGACCCAGTCTTGTCATTAAGCCGTCAAGCTTCATAATCTCGTTACTCATTCCCAATGCATTGAGTCCTGTTATAATAGACACTTCAATGCTCTCAAACTTAATATCAAGTTCTTGCATTATCCATGTTACTATTCGTTTTGGTATCCTATTGGAAATAACAGCATAGACACCAGCCATAGCAGACTCTAATTCTTCAGCCATTTCATGTATTTCTTCAGCTGTAACTCTCTCTGCTTGGCGTGTTATAGAGCTTTTAGACAAAAACGCCTCTTCTAGCTCATCTCTAAACTCTGCTCTCACTTGCATTGGCACTTGAAAATCGTAATTTTTACCCAATACGAACGGTGTAACATCATCAGCCCTACCGTCTAACACAGCACCATTCTCTGAACCTGCCACATCCTCTTTCCGTGTTCGAGCACCACGCTCATCCACAAAGAGTAAAGTCTTGGCTGCTACAACTGAACCTTGTGTTAAAAGTTTAGATAATTGGTTATAAGCATTTAGTGAACCATAATAGTCCTCTACAAAAGGTCTATGTGCTTTTTCACCAATATTCCATATCATACCTTGATAAGAAAACGGAACATTATCATCATTATAGGTTTGTATGTCACCAACAATTACTCCATTGACTTCTTGAGTTACTTCCCACTTCTTATTATCATAATTGTATTGACATCTTGTATACAGCTCGTACGAATCTTGATTTTCAGTCTCTTCTGAACGCAAGTCTTCTGGTAGCTTATTGAGTTCTTCCACCACACACATGTCGTACGCTTCACCCATATCATCAAGTGTAAACGCTATGTTCCTCAGTCCATGTATTTTTATCCCCTTTTGAGGTATCTTCTCCATTATGCATGAGCCTATAACTAACTGATGGTCAATTAATGTAAAGACATGTTTACGGATGTCTTGTCTTTCTATCTCATTGTTGATAATGTCCACAGCTTGTGAGAGGTCTTTGTTAATGATAGTAAGCATGTTCTTGTCACCAGCTGTTACAGCAGCGAGTGTTTCTGCATCTGGCGTCAGTTTGAAGCTAGAAGAGTTTGGTGGGAACAATGTGAGTGCTATTTTAGAGCCTAGATTTTTTACGAGCTTGGCACCCAATGACTGTACGTATTTTCTTGGTAGCTTATCAGCACCACTTGAACCTTCTTCTCTGAAGAGAGCAGGTATTGTAACTTCTGCAAATTTCTCCGCCCTGTCTTCAAACGCTTTCCTATCACTTAATCGTGAATTATAGTACTCACTTGGTAATTGTTCTTTATCTTCTGCCATCATCTAAACCTTAAACCCCAGCCCTGAGCCTTTTTTGGAAGAACCCAGTGCTTTTTGTGTTGGTACTAAAAAGTCAGCCGTACTCTGCTGGTTCTTACCCACTGTTGTTGAGCCTCCAACATCCATTGTAGCTGCCACCTCATCAGGACGCTGCTCCATTGCAACACGTCTTGCTTCCTCTTCTGCTTGTTGTCGAGCTCTCTCTTGAGCACGTTGTGCATCTTCTTGTGCATCTTCTTGTTTATCAGCAGCGTATGCTGACCCTGCTGCTCCTATCACCGCACTTGCTATCAAGGCTGTTGCTACTTCTATTCCCATTATAAAACTCCTTTAATATATCCCAATTCAATCTCAACCGCACCAAGACGTGTGGCTAATCTTCGTATTTCTTCCTTTCTTTCTGTTGAAAGGCAAAACTTTTCATATTTCTTAGCCAATGATATGATGTCTTTTAACATCATAATAGGAAATTTCTCATCGTTTTTAGACACTGAATTAATAAACAGTATGTCATCATTCCAATATAAACACAAAAGAGCAATGTCTCCATATGCTGTTGTGTTAGATTTTCCTATTATGTTATTAAAATTATTGTTACCATGTGGAAATATATTGTTATATGCTATTAATATAGCCGATAGTGTTTGACTTTTTCTCATTGGTTACTTCTAATATTGTAAAATGGTTTTAAGAC